CGATCTTCTTCAGACCGCCCGCTTTCTTGATCGCCGACATCGCCTCACGATGAGAGCTGTACTGCCCGCGGAATGAGGACATGGGGTCATCAAATCCGTGGAATCTCATCAAATAATCAGCGCAGAGCGTGCAACAATCGAATCGCCCAAAATCTAGAGGGCGAGCGCGTGACTCGGCCAGCCAGTCAGCCAACTTGCTACGTGCTTTATCCTCCATTACGGCGGCCCAAAGGGTTTGCCTGTGCCGGAAATAACCCCACCTGTGGTCGGTATCTTCTTTCCAATCCAGGTAATGTGTTGCCCCTGAAGACCTGGCATGTCCTTGAAGAAGGTGTCGCCAGATGCACGCCCCTCCTGGCTCGCATCATCAAAGCGTATTCTTCCCGTCTCCCCAAGTCGGCACATCCAGTCTTGGCCCACAATCTGAATCTGCGCCTCACGATCACCCTGCGCGATGTTGCGCGTGGTCATGTAGCCCTTCCACGCATAAACCGCATCCGTCAGCGGCGTGCCAGTATCATCAATCAGGACGAGCGTGATAGTCATCGGCTTCCAGACGTAATTCGCCCGGGTTTGCAAAACAGTCAGAAAGTCCTGCTCATCGAGAGAGAACGCAGCCTGAATCGTTGTTATAGACCCGTCCTGACGCTCATCAAGCGGCTGTATAGTAAAACTGGTGTGCGTGTAGGTCTTCCCACCCCATGTGATGTCCGCATCGTATGCGCATAGGTCATAGGTTCCAGAGCCGCCCGTAACGCCAAGCGATACAAGCCACGCGGGAGTAACTACCTGAGATTGCGTCTCAGTTTGAATTGGCCCTGATAAGCGTGTCATAGCGCACTGGGATCTTGTCGCGCCACCAGAACCAGATCGACATCGACGTTATCGCCAGCGACGAAATTGGGGAATCCGGGGGTTTGCATTACTGAATCCGCTCCATGAGTTGGATCGAGAGGGCCGAAAGCACTGGGGCCGTCTTGGTAATTGAGTAATCGGGCGTTGCAAGACCCATCACACACGTTGGGTTTGAGGTCGTGATCGCGCTTCCCGAAGTTGGCGTAGAGCGCAGTTCAGGCGCTATCTTGATCGTGGCGTTCCCAGAGGCATCAGACACCACATCGGAAGTGACCTTTACAAGCTGTCCAGTGGCGAGTTGGAGCAAATCAGAGGACTTGAGGATTGCTACATTCGCAGGCCACCCGCCCGTAGTGATTTCGTTCGTGCTTGACCCAACCGCCGTGAATGTTGGGGAACCGCCCAAAGCACCGCGCGCCTTGTAGCCGGGGAAGGTGAAGTTACAGGCGTTGGTGAAGTCCACCATTTGCGCGAAGAAGGCGTCTAGCGTGGCGGCGTCGTCATCGCTCAGGTTTTCGTAATTGATCTGTGCGTGCCAGCGCGCCCCCCTCCGAACCACCTGCATACTCCCGCATAGTGGAGATTCAAATACCGAATCAAACCGCTTGATCCCCCATGTGGCCTGCGCTACGCCAACCGTCTCAGGAAAGCTGATAATGTTGAGCGCACTCATGCCGGGAAATGCCCAAACCGGTCGCGGTAGCGGATACGCTTCTGGATTTCATCGACGAGCCCTTTGCGCATGGAAAGTAACTTTGAGACTTCATCCGGACCAGCGCCGCGAGCATCAATATTGATCGTAGTGTGGTGACCGTGACCAAGCGCGTGATTCGGGATGATCGCCCCATTCGTGGACGGCACGAACATCTCCGGCCCGTTCTCGCCTACCGGATACATCGTCCCGGCGCTCACTGGGCCGCCAAATGCCTTGCCGCCGCCTAGTGAGCCTAAGATGCTGCCTATGGCCCCCACCCAACCGCTTTGCCCTTTCATGGCGCTTGCGGCCTTCATAATGGCCTGAGCAGCCAGCCATTGCGCAACCATCTTCTCGATCGTCTTGGAAAAGCTCTCAAGCATCCCACGCAGGCCGCTTTTGAATGGGTTCTCAAGGAACGTTGCGAACGCGCTCTGCATGTTGCGCGCAGCCGAAACCGCAAACTGGTTCATTGAACCCAGTGCTTTGTGCGCATGGCGAGTCAGTTTTTCCTCAGCCGCCTGGTACTGCGCAAAGGTAATCATCCCGCGCTGGTATTCCTGATTAAGCCGCTGAACCTCAAGCGCAACCTTGCGCTGAGGATCGAGAATGTTCTTCCACTTCTCTGCATCCTTCTCTAGCGACTTGACGTACTGCTCATGCTTGCGATTCTCGGCGTTGATCTGCTGCGTGAGCTTCTTCTGCTTTTCCTTCTCTGCATTGAGCTTCTGAAGGTCCGCGAAATGCTCCTTGATGATCTGAACCTGCTTTTTCGCAGCGTCATAAGCCGACTGGTTGAATCCCTTCGTGTGTGGGCCTATGGAGGCAAGTATCTTCTGCGCCCGCTGCAACACCGTGAGTTGCTTATCAATCTTGTTCGTCACGCTGGTATCGAGCGCACCAAGGGACTTTATGGCATCGTTCTGGGCAGTGTTGAAAGCGACTACATGCTTGTGATGCGCCTTGTGGTGTTCGGTTTGCCCTGAAAGAAGCTGGTTGTAACGGGAGACGGCAGACGGGCCTTCTGCCTGTATCCTGCGCAGGTTTCTAATGATCGCTGACAGGTTCTCCCATCGCGTCATTTGCGCTTGCGTCAAGTTGTACCAATGGCCCTGATACTGGGTGCTCGTGTGGTGTTTCAGACTTAGAGGCTGCTCGGATAGATCGCGCAGTTTCTTGGCCTGCTCAACCGCATTAGCAAGCTGCGAGCTTAGGGTACGCCCAGACTTGCCGTAGCCTGCGGTGGAAAGCCCGTTGAGCTTCTGGTCGAGAATGTCAACGCCATTCATCCATGCCTCGAAGCCCTTGGCGCTGAAATTGGCGACCTTCGCAAGATCGCCGATGAACATGCCGAAAGCCGCTATGAAGCCCGGATCGCGCAGCGTGGAAGAAAGCGCATTGAGCGCGTTCTCAAAAGGTTGAAACTTGCCGGACTGGTCAGCGGCATTAACCGCTTCCGTGAACTTGTTACCCAAGCGCGACAGATCAGCCTGCAACCCCTGAGAAGCCGCCTGCACTTGCGGGCCATACATCTCCTTCAAGCCCTTGGAGAGCGCGGCCAGTGCGACATTTCCCTGTAGCGCCTTGTCATGCACCATCTGGAAAAGCTGCGCGACTGATTTGTGCATCCCAAGCGCCATAGCCTGTAGCGCAGTCGGGAAATCAATCGAAAGCTGGCGCGTCAGGTGACGCATCTTCACCGTGCCCTGCGCCATGATTTCCTGAAGCGCAAGCCACGCATACTGCGTGTGACGCGCATCCAGGTGCAGGACGCGCATCCCGCTTGAGATGTTCACGAATTCCTGGTTGAACTTCTTCAAACTGTAGCCGCTTGAGGTCGCAACCGCGGCCATGCGAGCGTAGTACTGGCCAACGTCCTGAATCGAAAGGCCGAGCTTGTCCGCAGTCTGGAACAGGAACTGCATCTGCTTTTGAGCGCCCGCGAGCGAGCCCGTAGCCGCCTCCAGCGTGTACCGCATGGATTGCAGCTTGATGTCGCTCTCAACCACGCTGCGGGCGAACTCTGCGAACACGTAGCCCGTGAAGGCATAGCGCAGCATACGGGCCGTTCGATCCAGCGATTCAAGGCGCTTTTGCACGCCATCAATCGCCTCTCGCGTACGGTCCTTCGCGCTGATAACGAATTCAGCTTTCACTGTCATCGGCTACGGCTCTCCTGATGATTTCTACCGCCTCGACAAAGGCGTTCGGCTGTTCCATGAGCGCACCCGGCATGGGAAGGTGCCCCTCCCTGTAATGGCTATAGAGGCGCAACATGAGCGCGCTGCGCTCGCTAACAAGCCAGCGCGGGCACGTTCTGTAGGTTTCAGCGCCTATGCGCCACTTTGGGTAAGGGGCTTGGTGTTTCTCGTCGCAATCACACTGGCCGCAGCTCGGCGGGTGCGCCGAAACAGCTACGGCCAGGATCAGTTTTTTGCCTGATCCTCGCTTGTGCGTGAGCTTTCTACGATGTGCTCCCCGATTTCATCGAGGATTTCACGCGGCAGTGTCCAGATGGCATCAGAATCAAACTTCAATGCTTCGCCAGTCTCCGGGTGTTCAATGTTTTCCCACCCGAGAAGGCCGTGGTCAATCACCGTGCGAGCCGATTCCGCAGTGCTCCCAAAACTGTCGGCCAGCGCATACCATTCCAAAGCGGTCAATGGGCGTACCCTGAACCGGGCAGGCTTGGGATCATCCTTCTGCGATTCTGGCACGAACCAGTGAGGCGTTACCGCCTGAGCTTTTATTCCCATTAAATCGTCCTATGGTGCGGGTGGATCAGGTGAAGATCAGCGAGAACTCGTCGTCGCCATTCGTTTCCGTGGCCGCAAAGTCAGCGGAATAGGTCAGGATCGAGTTGCGGTTGCCGGCGCCAAGGTTCTCGTAGTAAATCTTGGGTGCCTTGAGTTCCCACTGATTGCCAGCGGTCGCGCCCACAACGCCCGTATCGAGCGCGAGCGTGGTGCCCGACTTGAACTGGCCCCAGTAGTCATTTGTTGATACCAGCGTCGCCTCGGGGTCGATTTTGCCCTTCACGTCCCGGTCGCCGATGATGACCTCGCCATAGGCATCCGCTGCCTGAATGTCGGGCGGCATCTCAACCTTGTTGCCGATGTCAAGCTCAAGCGTCTCGATGATCGGGTTGTAGCTAGAGCCTATGGTCATCGGGACATTCACAAGCGCCGGAGGCACCGTCGAGACATACGTCCCCGTTACCAGAGAAGCATCGGTGACGCTCCCGAGATGACCGGTCATCGTGAAGGAAATCATCGGCACTTCGCCCACCTTTGCCGTGAGCTTGTAGGTGCCGCGGCAGCCCGTGATCTTGTAGAGCGAGCCATCCTCATAGATGTAGATCGTCGCCGATTTCTGGCTGGAACTCGCCGGGGCATACGTGACCGAGGTCGAGGCCGAAATCGTTGAGGCCATCCCACAGGCCAAGAGAAGCGCATCGAGTTCCGGCGCAGTCCCGGCAGTGCCGGAGCCCTTGATTTCTACATCCATCGACACGTCTATGAGATAGCCCGCGTTGATCTGTTGCAGAGTGCCGAGCGTAGCCTTGATCGCAGAGCGTTTCGCCATCTTCAAGCCAGTCGGCTTGTAGGACAGCTTTTCGCACAAGATCGAGTTTGCCGCAGCAGTCGGCGTCGCATCCGTGTTGTAGGTCGTTTCGGTTTTCGCCAGAACGACCGAACGGTGTACCAGCTTCGTCATTTCACTTTCTCCGGGTCAGGCTTGGGCTTCGCTGGAGCGGGCGCTTGATGCGTGCCGCCTTCGCGGGGCTTGAATGTGGTCTTTTCGCTCATCTCAGATAAACCTCCTACGCGCTCGGATCAGAGAGCGACGTGCGATATTGAACTGTCCAGGTCCACACAGCGGCCATAACGGGCTTGTCGCCGTCCTTTTGCTCAGGCTTGGCGAACTCGCCAGGTAGGCACTCGGTAACAAATGACAGCCCGAGCTTGTAATCAGACCTCAGCGCGACCTGTATCTCCTTGCGGATCTGGTTGATCGTGGTCGAAAGCGTGGTTGTTTCCTTACACGCAATCTCAAACTCGACATCGAGCGCCCATTCGACGTAGTTGTTCAGCAAAACCTGTTCGGGCTTTTCTGCACCCATGCAGACGTTAATTGCAGGCAGCTCCGTCTCGTCGTAGCTGTAGGCGTGGTCGCGGTCGATGCTTACAGCGGTCGTAACAGATCCCTTGAGGATCGTCAGTACAGCCGCCAAAATCTGTTCAGCGCGGTGATCAGCCATCGGAGAGCACCACCTGACTCATGCCGGAACCGTCGGGTTTCACGGTTCGCACGGTATAAGCCGTTCCATTGATCGTCAGGACAGTCCCATGCGTAATGCTCTGTGCGCTCACATCAAGCGAGCGGCAAAACAGGATCGGGGAATCGGCCTCTACAAGCATCCCATTGGCGTCTAAGCCGAGGTACTTGTCGTCAAAAATGCCCGTGATCGAAGCGCCGCTCGCAAGCGTTGCGGCGACGCCCCAATCCTCGAACATCGCCAGACGGTCGTCGTCCGTTTCGACGCTCACTTCTGCTTAGCGCCCTTCGCGGCCGTCTTGGCCGGTTCAGCGGGCTTTTCATCAGCCTTTGCTGCCTTGGTGCCGGCAGCCTTCTTGGCCGCGCCGCTTCCAATCAGATAGCGACCCAAGTCCTCGGCGACTTCGACCACTTCTTCCTCTGCGTGATGGACGCCCTCTATCAAAACCGCCCAAATCAGTTTGATCTTCATGTAAACCTCCAAAAAGGCGGGGCGACCGAAGCCGCCCCGCTAGTTGGTTACGGATGATCAGTTGGTGATCATGTCCGTGATGGCAGCAAAGGACGCAGCGTGACGGACTGCGATGTCCACATCGCGGAAGATCGTGATCTGCACGCCACCCTGCGTCGAGTAGCTGTAAGGATCAACGATCATGTCCAGGCCGCCCCACTCACCGATGAGCAGGTCACTCCAGTTACCGAAGATCAGCGCCGAGAGCGCAGTTCCGGTGCCCTTGGTGAGATCGCTCGGCACGTTCTGCGACTGCCCAAAGCGATAACCAGCCAGTTCATCCAGGGCTTCCTGAATGTAGACCGGATAACCGCTCGCCTTCTCAGTCGTGCGCAGCGTGGCAGACACCTGCGCATTACCCAGGAACGCCAGATTGCCGCGCAAGGCATTGGCCTTACCAAGCGCCTCAACCAGAGCGATGATCTTCGCCCAGGTCGGAGCGCCGCCGTCCGTGCCAAGAGCCACCGAACCGATGCCGGAGGTCTGCAAGATGCCGGTCGGCTGGTTGCTGGAGCCAGAGCCATTGATCGCAGCGCGGTCAAGCTCGATGCCCATAACCGTCGCCAGATCGGAGCGAACGAGCCCCTCAATGGACGGAGTGGACTGGAGCAGCGTCTTGCGGCTGTACTTGGTATTGGCCGCCAGCGTGGTCGGCGACATGGTCACCTGGTCGAAGGACTGGTCGCTCTCGGTCGGAGCGCCGGATTCCACGACCC